GCCTTGGTACTCCTACTAAACAGTTTAGCTCTTGCGTACTCATTCGTTCGGATGATGATCTAGATTCTATTTTCGCTTCTGGTGAGATGATGGCCAAGTATGCCAGTAAACGTGCTGGCATTGGTTTAGAGATTGGTCGACTACGTCCATTAGGTAGTCCAATTCGCGGTGGTGAGATTATGCACACAGGTATGATACCTTTCCTGAAAAAATGGTTCGGTGATTTACGATCATGTTCACAAGGAGGTATTCGTAATGCAAGTGCCACTGTTTTCTATCCTATTTGGCATCATCAGTTTGATGATCTTATTGTTCTTAAAAACAACCAAGGAACAGAAGAAACCCGAGTCCGTCATATGGATTATGGGGTTGTGCTTAGTGCCTTCTTCTGGAGACGATTTAAAAACAAAGAAGACATAACATTCTTTGATCCCAACGAAGTACCAGACTTGTATGAAGCGTTCTATCAAAACACAGAACGCTTTGAAGAGCTTTACGTAAAGTACGAACGTACTCCTGGTTTACGTAAGAAGACCATGTCCGCTGAAGAAGTATTCAAGTCGGGCATACTAAAAGAGCGCACTGATACAGGGCGTATCTATCTAGTGTTCATTGACAATGTAATGAACCAGGGTCCGTTTGACCCAGAGTACCATACCATTTATCAGAGTAATCTTTGCTGTGAAATCCTCTTACCTACTCGCTCTTTCAAGCGTCTTGATGACGCTGATGGTCGCATTGCTTTATGTACGCTCGGTAGTATCAACTGGGGAGCTTTCCGCAATCCAGAAGATATGCGTAGGGCTTGCCGTATACTTCACCGCAGTCTTAACAATATCCTTGATTACCAAGACTTTTTAAGTATTCAAAGTAAATTGAGCAACGATGAAATTCGTCCATTGGGCATTGGTATTACTAATCTCGCCTACTGGCATGCCAAGCGTAGTTTAAAGTATGGAGAGAAAGATTCTCTCCATGAAGTTAAAAGTTGGATGGAACATCAAGCCTACTACTTAACTGAAGCTTCAGTTGAGCTAGCTAAGGAACGTGGTCGTTGTGAAGGCAGCGATCGTACACGTTATGGCCAAGGTGTATTCCCCTGGGAACTACGTGCTAAGGGTGTAAATGAATTAGCAGACTTTACTCCGGAACTAGACTGGGAGACATTACGAGTACAGATGAAAACACATGGTGTGCGCAATGCTACGCAAATGGCAGTTGCTCCAGTAGAGTCTAGTTCTGTTGTTATTAACAGTACCAATGGTATTGAAATGCCAATGAGCCTAATCTCAGTTAAAGAATCCAAAGCAGGATCGTTTGTACAAGTTGTACCTGAGTACCACAAGTTGAAGAACAAGTATCAACTCATGTGGGAACAAAAAGACTGCGATGGTTATATTAAGACAGCAGCCGTTATTGCTGCTTACACTGATCAGTCAATCAGTACTAACACATTCTACAATCCTGCACACTTTGCAGATCGTAAAGTGCCAACCACACTGATTGCCAAGAACTTGATGCAAGCCCACATGTGGGGATTGAAGACATTCTACTACAGCTTGATTAACAAGCAAGGTAGTAAGGCTGTTGCAGAAGACGCACCAACTATGCTAGAACCTATTAACTTTGATGACGAGGAAGACTGCGAGTCTTGTAAACTGTAATGTTAGAAACTATATGTGACATAATGGTAGACGCTTACAAGCGTAATTGGATTACCAGTCGTGATGGTAATGTCAGCATACGACACCACGACCGTGACCACTTTTATATCACACCGAGTGGTGTGCGTAAGCAAACACTACAACCTGATCAATTCAAGAAGATTGGTATTGAGAAAGGCTACTGGGGCCAACCACCGACTATATACCATGCAACTAAAGAGTTAGAATACACTGAAATCAGTGCCAATCTAAAGCCCAGCGGAGAACTTCCCTTGCACTTTGGCTTACAGAAAGAAATGGGACAGCATACTGGCGAAGTTCGTGTAGTAGTACACGTTCATCCTACTTATTGTATTGCTGCCATGCATGCCGGCATTAACCTTAGCACTATCAGTGATGCGTTTCCAGAACTCAACCGCTACACCAAGGTAGCACCCAATGTAGGCGATGTGCCTCCTATTAGCCAAGAGCTTGCGGATCAGTGCCATAAGATGTTACAGTTAGATAAAGACGGCAATATTGCTTATGATATCGTAGGTATCAAAGGGCATGGGGTAGTTGCTATTGATACAACACCGTGGCGTGCATACGAGCATATAGAAAGATTAGAACATATTTGCAAGATAGTACTTGCAAGTGGAAAATATTAAAATGTCAAAACAACAATATAATTTAAACACAAAGACAGACTATCTAAGCCGTAAGATGTTTCTGGATCCAGCAGGACCTGTAACTATTCAACGCTTTGAAGAAGTTAAATACAAGAAGATTGCAGACTTCGATGCCACAGCCCGTGGTTTCTTCTGGCAACCCGAAGAGATTAGTCTTACCAAAGACGCTAACGATTTTAAGGATGCAAGCGATGCAGTTAAACATATATTCACTAGCAACCTACTACGTCAAACAGCACTTGATAGTTTGCAAGGTAGAGGACCAACACAGGTATTCACTCCTGTTTGTAGTCTCCCCGAAGTCGAAGCTCTCATGTACAACTGGGGATTCTTTGAAACAAATATCCATAGTAAAAGCTACAGCCATATAATCCGCAACATTTATAATGTGCCTAAGGATGTGTTTAACACAATCCATGACACTAAAGAAATTGTGGACATGGCGTCTAGTGTGGGCAACTACTATGACAAGCTACACGTTATCAATTGCCGTAAAGAACTTGGGCAAGAAGTCACTGAGAAAGAACACGTTAAAGCCGTTTGGATGGCACTACATGCCAGCTATGCACTAGAAGCATTCCGCTTTATGGTTAGCTTTGCTACAAGTTTGGCCATGGTTGAAAACAAGATCTTTATCGGCAACGGTAACATCATCAGCTTGATCCTACAAGACGAATTATTGCACAAAGGCTGGACAGCCTATATGATTAACCAAGTTATCAAAGAAGATCCTCGCTTTGCTGAAGCTAAACAAGAATGTGAAGCAGAAGTATATGCATTGTATATGGATGTGATTCGGGAAGAAAAAGATTGGGCCAGCTACCTGTTTAAGATGGGACCAGTTATTGGACTCAATGCAAACATTCTGCGTGACTTTGTGGACTACACCGCAGTAGATGCATTAAAGCAAATTGGTATTAAGTACCAAGCGGCTGCTCCTAAGTCAACTCCAATTCCTTGGTTTAACAAGCATACTGATACTAGTAAGAAACAAACAGCACTACAAGAAAACGAATCGACTAATTACGTCATCGGAGTTATGGGTGAAGGTATTGACTATGATGCCTTGCCTGTGCTATAATAGGACATCGGAGAAATTATGACAACACCAGTTATTGTATGGTCAAAGTACCATTGCCCCTATTGCGATCAAGCAAAGGCATTATTAAAACAACAGGGTGTTCCATTTGAAGAACGTAAAATCGGAGATGGATACACCAAGGAAGAATTGTTAGAAGCAGTACCAAATGCTCGAACAGTTCCTCAAATTATTATCAATGGTGCATCTATTGGTGGTTTTACAGAATTAAGAAAATATATCGACGAAACCGGATTCAACGGTACCGGATACTAAAAAGGAAACTAAAATGTTAATCAATAAAGGCGTAGCAGAAGGCGAAGTCATTACCCTCAAACTAACCAGCGGCGAAGAAATTGTTGCTAAACTAGTAGAAGATGGTGCGTTGTATTACAAACTATCAAAGCCAATGGTTATTGGTATGGGACAAAAAGGTCCAGGTCTAATGCCTTACTTGTTCACTGTTAGTCCAAATGCAGATATTCGTTTGCAAAAGTCTACAGTCACAGTAGCAGAAGCAACTGACGAAGCATTTGCCAAACAGTTTCTCGAGTCAACAACTGGCATTGCGTTAGTATAACGTCAATAATCATAGTGTATAAATACACTATGACTTATAAAATTAGGGCAGGTGCCCCATTTGATTTAGACAATTTATTCAATAGACCGGCCGTAGATGCCGGTCCTATCGTTAATCCATATCCGGATATTATATTAAGTAATATTGACGGTGGAGATTTTATACAGCCTGTTACATTTACAGTAGACGGCGGATTTATTCCGGCTGCTGGCACTGCAACGTATGACCCTTCTAGAACATACGGACCGGACGATATTGTACCATGACTACTCCAACTGGTAGCATATTATTACGTCGAGGACCTACTACTGATCGAGTAGCGTTTGTTCCACTTGACGGTGAAATAATCTACGACGAAAATTTAAAATCAATCTTTATTGGTGATGGTGCTACTTATGGCGGTAATGCTGTTGGTACAGTCCCAGGCTCAATGTCAAACAGTTTTGCTAACATTCTAGTAGCAGGACAAAGTAATGTAACAGCAGATTCCTACTCTGATAATTTAACCTTAGTGGCGGGTACTGGAATAACATTAACCACTGATGCAATCAACGATAGCATTACTATTGCTAGTAGTGCTGCTGGAGCAACCTACGGGATTAGTGCAGAAACGGCCACGGGTGGTACTAGCTTACGACTAACTGGTAGCAATGTTACTACAGATAATGTTAAGTTTGCAGAAGGTACTGGTATTACAGTTACTCGAACAGATGCAGATACTATTACTATTGCTACAACAGTAACTGATACAAACACAACATATGGGATCAGTGCAGAGACAGTAGCCGGCGGTGCCTATTTACGATTAACAGGCAGCAATGCGTCAACAGACAATATTAAATTTGCCAGTGCTGGCAATGTAACAGTTACTCGAACAGATGCAAATATTATTACAATTAGTGGCAGTCCACTAGGCGGCGCAGTATTAGATGATATAGATGATGTATCATTAAGTGTTCCAACTAACGGACAATTTTTACGCTACAACGGAACCAACTGGTACAATGCTACAGCAACCTTAGGCGGTGGATCACTATCTAGCAGTTTTGAAACTATTAAAGTAGCAGGCCAAGCTGATATAGTAGCCGACTCCTCTACTGATATACTAACCCTAGTTGCTGGGCCTGGGATTACTATTACATCTAATGCAGTAACGGATACTATTACTATTAATAATTCAGATTCTTTAGTTTCAGTATCACCTTCTGAAATAGCAGCCGGAACTGATCAATCAACTGCTTTAGAACTAACCTCAATTATAAACAATATAACCACAACTGATCTCGGAACAGGGGTTAGACTTCCTACAGCAGTAGCAGGTACAAGATTATTAGTGTTTAATAACGGATTGAACACGGCAGCAGTGTATCCGGCCATCGGTGCAGATATTAATGGATTAGGTATAGATGTAGCATTTTCATTAGAGGTTGGTGCTCGATTAGAATTTGTTGCAATTACAACTACGCAATGGTATACAATGAATGCAACATATGCATAAAGGAATAACATGACAGGAATTGTTCGAGTCAATGCTGACTCTCATAATGGACATGCAGGACACAGAGTACCCTTCCATAAAACATCTTATGCAAGTGGTAGTGGAAATGTTTTTGTAAACAGTGAGCCAGCCGTAAGAAAGGGAGATGCATTAGCATGTGGCGACACCGCAGTTGGAGCATCGTCTAACGTATTTGTTAACGGCATCCCAGTTCACCGTCAAGGTGACTCAACAAGCGGACACGGTAAATGGGTCCCAAACGCCGCCGCCAGTGGTAGCTCTAACGTATTTGCCAATTAGGTTGATCTTAAATTAACTACGCTGTATAATATCAACATGAACATTTATTTAGATATGGACGACGTAGTCGCCGATTGGATGGGATATGCTCGAAATTATCTTAAAGAACCTGCATGGCAAGAAGGCGAGATACTTCCCTTACCGGTGTGGAATCGTCTTAAAGATAACCAACGTATGTACAGCAAACTTCCATTAAAGGAAGGGGCAGTGGAGTTGGTCAATTGGGTTACTGAATATACAGATAAACATCCCGATGTGGGATTGTTCTTCTTAACCGCAGTACCTCATAACAATGATATGCCGTGGGCGTTTGTTGATAAAGTTTGGTGGGCAAGATCACATTTCCCACATATTCCTGTATTCTTCGGACCATACAGTGATAACAAATGGATGCGATGTGAAAGCGCCGAGGACATTCTTATCGATGATCGTCGCAGCAATAACGAAGAGTGGGTTAAGGCAGGTGGCCGCGCCCATATGTACCGTAACTGGACAGACTGTAAAGCATGGTTGGAGGCTGAGTTAGGTCCACTATGAACAGTTTAGAGAAAGTTTGGGCAAGAGCAACTGGCCATTTAATGGGCCAAACAGACCAAGATCGTCCGGATATACCTATACTTACTTTAAGAGAAGCACGTATAGCGTTGTTTTTAAAGACCTTCTGGGTCATCATACATGTAATAACGTGTTGTTTCATTATTGCGAACACAATACATCACTGGTAATAACTATATAACAAAGGAGACAATTATGTCAGCAAACAAATATCAAGAGTTCACAAAAATCGTAGAAGCCATGGAGGCAGACTTCGAAAAGTTCTATGACAAGGAAGTTGGCGCAGCCGGCACCCGTGTTCGTAAGGCTTGCCAAGATTTGGCTAAGTTGTGCAAAGAAACTCGTAACGATGTGACTGCGGTTAAGAACGCTCGAAAAGAAGCGGCCTAATGTCAACGAAACCCCTGGTAAATACGTTATATACTTACAAGGGGTATAATATGAAAAAACTTTTAACTGTTCTGTTACTAACGGTCAGTGCCACAGCATTTGCTCAGCATAATCATCACTGGCGTCATCATGGCTATCGTCATGTAGGTCCCAACATCGGTTATTGGGTAGCACCGTTAGTCATTGGCGGGATTGTAGGGGCTGCAATTGCCAAAGAGAATCAGCAACCTCCTGTAATCGTACAACAACCGCAGTCAGTAATCATTCAACGTCAAACAGTTTGTACTGAGTGGAAAGAAATACAAAATTCCGATGGACAAGTCTATCGTGAAAGAACTTGTACACAATAAGGAAATACTATGGCAAAATTTAAAGCACATCACCCTCGTTCAGTAAAAGCTACTGCTCGAAGAGTTCTCAAGAAGAAGAAATAATGGCCTACTCAGATAAAGTTGTCGACCACTATGAAAATCCCAGGAATGTCGGATCTTTTGACAAGAGTGATCCTAGTGTTGGTACTGGTATGGTTGGCGCACCTGCTTGCGGCGACGTAATGAAATTACAAATAAAGGTTGATCATGATACAGGTATTATTACAGATGCGAAATTTAAAACGTATGGCTGTGGATCGGCTATCGCGAGTTCGAGCCTCATTACGGAGTGGGTCAAAGGAATGCACATCGACCGAGCAGGAGAAATTAAAAACTCCGAAATCGCCGAAGAACTAGCTCTACCGCCAGTTAAAATACATTGTAGCATATTGGCTGAAGATGCCATCAAAGCAGCCGTAAATGATTACCGTAACCGACACAGCGGCTAAGAAGATCAAACAGCAGTTGACTAAGCGTGGGAGAGGTGTGGGTATTCGAATAGGTGTTAAAACTACAGGATGCAGTGGCCTAGCTTATGTGTTAGAATTTGTGGACAGTTACGAAGCCGAAGTAGGTGTGACTAATTATGCCCAGCCAGATTTTGCCTTGTTAGTTGATGCCAAATCAGAAGTTTATCTAAAAGGCCTAACTGTTGATTGGGTGCGCAATGGACTCAATGAAGGATTTGAATTTCGCAACCCAAATGAACGTGATAAATGCGGTTGCGGAGAAAGTTTTAGGGTATGAAAAAAGTGTGGGATAGAAAAGCAACTCGAGATTGGATTGCTCAGTTAGAGCACAGAATCGAAGACATTCGATACTACATGGAACGTACTATTCAGTGGTGTGAAGCTAATGATGTGTACAGTGACAGAACAGTTTTCGCCTGTATCATTATGACATCAGTATGGGTTAGCCATCTGCGTAATGAACCCATAACCAAAAAAGAGTTATTTGAAATGCTGGGCGTTAAAGGTTGGGAAGGCATTGATGATGCCATATACCAGTTTAACGAGGAATACGAATCGTTTGAACACGAAGAACTACTGGAAATGGTTGCAAGCTCATTTTAATTGACTGTTGATAACATAGATGTTATAATAAGTCTATGTTAACTACAAGAAAGTCAATATGAGTATGCATCTTGAAGGCCCTTGGTTGTCTACTACTGGCAAACGAAAAGGCAAACAAAAGTTTGCTTCATCAGAAGCCAAACGTCGAGCAGAGCAGTTGGACCAAGATTGGAAAGACATCCAAAAAAAGTGGGGTGTTGAGGCGGAAGAAAAGAAACGTAAGCGAGCAATGTCCGCTGAGCCGTTGCAGTACTCTTTAAACAGCCCCAATCAACGTACTACTGCACATATTCCCAGTCGTGGCGATAGTACAGGAAATGCCATACTTAAACCTAATCCAGTTTATACTGGCACTAAAGTTAAAGGTATTGGTACCATGCATAAAAGCAATGCTGTGCCAATTTTTAGCGACGAAGAGGCTATTGCAATATCTACAATGCGTAGATAAGTAATTAACTATCATAAAAAGGAGAAGAAATGATTAAGCTCATTAAAATCTTACTTGTATTGATCGGTCTAGCACTTGTTGGATTTATTGGATACAAAGCGGTCATGTATAAACTTGACCCAACTAAGCAATTGGTTATGAAAAACACTTCAGTAACAGCTGAAGTTAGAAATAAGCAATTAGAATGCTTGGCTCGTAATATCTATTACGAAGCAGGTAATCAACCTTTTGAAGGTAAAGTTGCTGTAGCACAGGTTACTATTAATCGTGCAGAAAGCGGACAATTTCCCTCCGATATCTGCAAAGTAGTTTACCAAAAGAATGTAGTGTACGAACGTGTACTTTGTCAGTTTAGTTGGTATTGTGAAACAGCCACTATGATGAGGCCAAAAAACACAGCCGTATTTAAAGAAAGCGAAATGGTTGCACGACAGGTTCTATTGGAAGGGTTCCGTTTGCCTAGTTTGAAAAATGCATTATATTTTCACGCTACGCACATCAATCCAAAATGGAACAGAGAACAAGTAGCCGTTATCGCAGGTCACGTATTTTACAAATAAAGGAAAGTTATGCAAATTAGTTTAAGAGAATTGGTTAATCTTAAAAAGATGAGAGACAGCCTCACCGAGAACATTGGACATCTTAGTGCAGAGACACTCGGATGGATTGGTGTTATTCTAGTACATTTGGCTACTATTCCAACACTAGTTGCAGTACTTACTGGCCTAACCGAAAAGTTACCCCCAGTTGATATGGTTGCCCTAATGTGGTTAGGCCTGTTTACATTCTTTGTCAGAAGTGTTATTGCCAAAGATTTGTTAAACATTATCACAATTGGTTTTGGATTCTTTGTCCAAGCTATGTTGATGGCATTGATTATTTTTAAATAACCAAAAAACATTGACACATCAACCCTCTGATAGTATAATAGATACTACAGAGGGTTTTTATTTTAACACACACAGAAAGGTAGATATGAGAAACTTTGTAATCGGTACAATCTTTGGATTGGTTTTAGCTACTGTTGGATTCAGCGGCATTGCTAAAATGTTGGATAGAGGCGTAGACACAGTTAAAACACACTCACAGGAAATGGCAAAATGAAAAAGTTTATTTTAATCCCCATTGTTGCGGCACTGGCTGCTTGTTCAGGCATGAAGACCGTTGAGAATCGCAAAGAATACGCACAACCTGATTGGTACCAAGAATGCCAGCAAGCAGGTGTTAAAGGTTACTTCTGGTGGAAGAAGGAGTTCGCCTACGCATGTGGCGGCGGTGAGTCGCTCCACGCTCAAGCAGCCGAAGAGCAGATGTATGCTATTGCAATGAACAACTTTGCAAAACGTATCAACTCAGAAGTCAACAGTGAAACAAAGATTGATTTCATCAACGATAAGAAGAGTACAAAAACTTCTATCTCCTATGTGGTTAAGAACACAACTATTCGCGAACACATGAAAACAGAAACTGCACAGTTTACTATGCAGGGTCGTCACTATACCTTTGTGCGTCTTGAGATGCCTAAGGAAGTGTTCAACCAATTGATTGCCGAAGCCAAAGCGCAAAAGCAATGAAACTACTACTAGTACTGGCATTAGCAGTTCCGGTTGTTTTAACAGGTTGCTCTAGTGCGCCTGTTAAAACAACCCAGCGGCAATACTGCTACACTAGCCAAGAGATTAAAACTAAAGATAAAGAAACTGTCTCTAGTGAAACCACAGTTAAATGTAATGACGATCCTATTGAACAAATGGTTGTTAAAAAGATTGGCATTGCACGAGACTGCGGCGAATACAAATATGTTATGACCCTTAATGGTCGACCTGTTGAAAGGATTGGATATGCATGTCAAAAATATAATGGCACTTGGGAAGTTGTTCCTCATCCTAGCATGTTCCAATAGTTACGCTCAATCATGGTCTGGTCCGATGAATCGTGATCGTATTAAAAACGATGGATTATTGGCCTTTACCTACAACATGTCGATTTATTACGGATCAAGATTACCTAAAGCAGATAATGCTTTGCATTCTCAGGCAGTTTATCACGCACTGAATAATCTTGACAACGGAGAACTTATTGAATGGTACAATGACCGAACTAACAGTCACGGAAAGGCACGTATAGTTTATACTATACCAGGAAGTGGGACTATTTGTCGACGTATTCATAGTTTGGTGCAGACAGCTGACCGTTCAAACAACTATGAAGACACTGCCTGTTATAATAACAACACTAATACCTGGACTTTTGTCGATAAATATTAGTCTATGAAGATTACATTAGCAGATAAATTTATCGCATACCTTGCGCTATTCAGTGGATTGACTATATCTGCTGTGGCCATTTGGTACTCAGTAGCAGGACTGGTTAGCATTTTTGCGGCCGCAGTAATACCTATTATTGTTATGGGTGTGGTATTAGAGGTTAGCAAACTTATTGCCACAGTATGGCTCAAGCTGAATTGGTCTCGTGCTCCTGTGTTTATCCGATCATATCTGATAGCGGCCATTGCTATCCTAATGATTATAACATCAATGGGTATCTTTGGATTCCTAAGTAAAGCACACAGCGATGCTGGTCTAGTGTCAGGCGATGTGCAAGCCAAAATTGCAGTCTACGATGAAAAAATTAAAACAGCCAAAGAAAATATTGAAGCCAACCGCAAACAACTTAAACAGATGGATGAGGCGGTTGACCAAGTCATGGGTCGCAGTTCAGATGAGAAAGGTGCCGACAAAGCGGTTTCAATACGCAAAGCTCAGTCTCGTGATCGCAGTGCGTTGGCCAAAGACATTGAAGCCAACCAGAAGCTTATTGCTACTCTTAATGACCAAGCCGCACCTATTCGAGCAGAAGTACGAAAAGTAGAAGCGGAGGTAGGCCCAATCAAATACATTGCGGCATTTGTCTATGGAGATAATCCAGATGCTAACGTACTAGAAAAAGCTGTCACTTGGGTAATCATTATTATCGTATCAGTCTTTGATCCGTTAGCAGTTATCCTATTGCTTGCCAGTCAATATAGTTTCCAATGGTTCCGTAAGTCCCGTGAAGATGAAGAACTATTACATAGCACAGTCCCATTGCATGTTGCAGATGAAACTCCTAAAGAGCCTATGAAGTTTGTTGATCCGGGAGAGCATCCTGATGATCACTTAGAAACGGAACTGGCCGAACCTGAGCCGGTTGTAGAGAAAACTCTAGCAGAACAACATCCTTACTTAAATCAGCCGTTCAGTCATTTTAAAAATTTAACACCCGTAGTTCATAAACCTGAACCTGTTGTTGAAGAAAAAACTGATCCACTAGACCAATGGAACAAAATGATTGAAGCGGCTGAAGAAGAAGTAGCTAAAGAAAAAACTCCTGACGAAATTCTCAACGAAGGTTTAAACGAACCAACATACCAATTACTTCCAGAATTACAAGAAACATTGAACAAGACAGAGTGGCCAGATAATCCTGCAAAAGGCGACCGATGCGTAATGTTCGTTGACGGTGCTAATCGAAGTTTTATCTTTAATGGTAACGTTTGGATAGATGCTGATCATTCAGATCCAGGAGCTGTTAATGCCTTGGACGAATCAAAAAAAAAGAGCACATACATAATCAAAGATCAGAATCAACAGATCAAGAAGACCAAAGAGTAAGTTATGTGCAGAACTCAGAACAAAATCCAAATTCATTATGGACAAGAATTAAACACCGAGACAGCTAATTATAATATACATAAGCGATAATATGAATATTGGAAAAATTAATTTAATTACACCTCCGGATAAGTTGTTTAATCTTAATCCCGGATACTTACTAATCAAACCAAGTACTAAGGTAAAGATGCAGTTCCAACAACTGCTTAGTCAAAGTATAGATGACTTGAATGTGTATATGTACGATACTGACGAAGTTGACATCGAATGGATGCTAAGTGTTAGTCAGCAAGCAGATTTTATCATTATTGATATTGACAACTGCGATTCTGTTACTAAACAGTTTGTTAGCTTTTTACTAGCACAACCAAATACTCACTATTTGACTAGTGACGAAATCACTCCTTGGCACCTAATTAGCCGCAATAGGATATATAACTTAGACTGGATTTTAGATGCTCTAAAAGACCAGGACGAAGAAAATGATGAACCAGAAGAGGAAAATGATGAGGAATAATCATATTAAGGGAACAGTAATTGTTCTAAAAGAAGGTGAGGATGTTAACCGTGCTCTACGCCGATTTAAAAATAAAATTGAAGATTTAGGTATTCTCAAAGTACTTCAATCAAAAGAGTTTTATGAAAAGCCAACTACTGAGCGTAAGCGTAAGAAATCGGCTGCTAAGGCTCGTTGGCGAAAACAGTTGGAAAAAGATGCATTACCTAAAAAAATGTATTGACCTTTTAGATTAGATCTGCTATAATGTAAGTTACTTATTTAGAAAGAACTTACATGGCAAATACAGATTTAATGATTGACTTAGAGACATTGGCGACATCTCCGGATGCCGCCATTCTTACGATAGGCGCAGTAAAGTTTGATCCGTTTGGGGATGATGTTAAAGACCCTAAATGTGAGAAGTTTTATGTTCGAGTAGATCTTGACTCGTGCGATGCACTAGGATTAGTTACTAGTGATGCTACTGTAGAATGGTGGGCTAATCAAAGTAAAGAAGCACAGGACGAAGCGTTCAGTGAAGTTGATCGTATCCCGATTACTGAAGCATTTAATCGTCTGTACAAATTTGCCTGGGGTGCCAAACGTGTGTGGTCACATGGTGCAAGTTTTGACATTGTAATCTGTGAGCATGTGTTTAAAAAGATTGGTAAGGCAGTGCCCTGGCAGTTCTGGGAAGCACGTTGCACACGTACACTATTTGATATTGGCATTAACCCGCATCGTCCTCCTGTACTCAAACATCACGCATTAGAAGATGCATGGAATCAAGCAGTAGGCGTACAAAATGTGTTTAACACATTAAAAACAAGTACTACCAGTGCCGGACAATACATACAACCATTTGCAAGAGAAAGATAATATGAATGATTTTGAAATTGCACTACTAATGGTGCTAATGTTTATTCAAGGTATTACAGTTGGATACATTCTATGGGCACCACTAACATCTTTCAAACAAGGACTTATTGATGGTCTATCGTTAAAATTCCTTTGGAGAAAATAATGGACGAACAAACATATGAAGTTATGGCTATCCTACAAGAGGAAGCCGCAGAAGTTATACAGGCTGTTAGCAAATGCTACAGATTCGGCCTGGACCACTACAAGCCAGGAAAACCTCAAACTAACCGTCAACATTTAGAAGAAGAGATCGGCGATATGCTAGCTATGATCGACATTCTACAAAAAATGGACGAAGTTAGTTATAATAACATTGAGGCTGCTAGAGTAGCTAAAATTGAAAAACTAAAGCAGTGGTCCACAATTGAAATAGTTCAGGAAATGTGAGATAAATAAATTTGTACTAAAACGCCGTAAGGGTTTAGTATAGGACATGGTGTCCACAAAATCTTGCTTAAATTAAGGAGAAAATTATGAGCAAAGTCATCGGTATCGATTTAGGTACAACAAATTCATGTGTAGCTATTATTGAAAATGGCGTCGCAAAAGTTATTGAGAATTCAGAAGGCGCACGTACTACACCTAGTATTGTTGCATACGCTAATGATGAAATTCTAGTAGGCGCAAGTGCAAAGCGTCAAGCAGTAACAAACCCCAAGAACACAATCTATGCTAGCAAGCGACTAATTGGACGTAAGTTTGATGAAGCGGCTGTGCAAAAAGACATTGATCTAATGCCTTACACCATCATCAAGGCAGATAACGGTGATGCTTGGGTACAGGTAAATGAGGACAAACTAGCACCTCCACAAATTTCAGCTGAAGTACTTCGCAAGATGAAAAAGACTGCTGAGGACTATTTAGGTGCAGAGGTTACACAGGCAGTTATTACAGTACCAGCTTACTTTAATGACAGCCAACGTCAAGCCACTAAGGATGCAGGTAAGATTGCAGGTCTTGAAGTGCTACGTATTATTAACGAGCCTACTGCGGCTGCACTGGCCTACGGTGTTGATAAGGCTGACAAGAAAGACAGCAAAGTTGCAGTATACGACTTGGGTGGTGGAACTTTTGATATCTCTATTATTGAGATTGCTAATGTCGATGGCGACAAACAGATTGAAGTGTTAAGTACGAACGGTGATACATTCTTAGGTGGTGAAGACTTTGACCAACGCATCATGGACTTCTTGGTTGATGAGTTTAAGAAAGAAAATGCAATTGATCTTAAGAAAGACATGCTGGCTCTACAACGCCTAAAAGAGGCTGCTGAAAAAGCCAAGATTGAATTGTCCAGCAGTGCCAGTACCAGCGTTAACTTGCCCTATATTACAGCAGACGCTAATGGCCCTAAGCATATGAACGTTACTATTAGCCGTAGTAAGCTAGAAAGCCTTGTTGAAGAATTGATTCAACGTAGTATTGAGCCATGCCGTATTGCTATTAAAGATGCAGGTGTGGATGTTAGCGAAATTGACGAGGTTATCCTTGTTGGTGGTATGACACGCATGCCTAAGGTACAAGAAGCAGTTGAGAAGCTGTTCGGTAAGGCTCCACGTAAGGATGTTAACCCAGACGAAGCAGTTGCAGCGGGTGCGGCTGTACAAGGTGCTGTGCTAGCAGGTGACCGTAATGACGTATTGTTACTTGACGTTACTCCATTGAGCTTGGGTATCGAGACCATGGGCGGCATTATGGCCAAGTTGATCAACAAGAATACAACTATCCCAACTAAGGCTAGTCAAACATTCTCAACAGCAGAAGACAACCAACCAGCAGTTACTATCAAAGCGTTCCAGGGTGAGCGTGACCTAGTACAACATAACAAGCTATTAGGCGAGTTTAACTTAGAAGGTATCCAGCCACAACGTCGTGGTCAGCCACAGATCGAAGTTACATTGGATATCGATGCCAACGGTATCATGCACGTAAGTGCTAAAGATAAAACCACTGGTAAAGAAAACAAGATTACTATCAAGTCAGACTCGGGTCTAACTAAAGAAGAAATCGAACGTATGGTACAAGAAGCAGAAGTTAACGCAGAGAGTGATAAGAAGACTCGTGAGTTGATCGAAGCACGTAACCAAGCAGAAGCACAGATCCATAGCATTAAGAAAGATATGGAAGAAGTAGATGCAGAGTTATCGGCCGAAGTTAAAGACAAAGTTAACGAAGCTATCACTTCAGTAGATGCAGCAATTATCACAGAAGATAAAGATGCCATTACACAAAAACTTAGCGACTTGTTTACTGCGGCTCAACCAGTGATGGAAGCTAAACAAAAGAAAGAAGAAGCTAAGAAGAATGAAACTCCGGTAGACGCAGAGTTTACTGAAGTTAACTAACACAGACACACATAATAAATACGTGTAGGGCGCTCGGGTGAGGCCCTACTATAATCTTGCTTAAATTAAGGAGAACATTATGAACGCAACATTAAGAACTATTGATACTGCCGCTTTAGCTCAACTGAGTAGAGCACTTGTAGGATTTGATCGAATGTTTGACACCTACGAAACTCGATTCGCTAGTCAAACATCTAACTATCCTCCACACAACATTGTTAAGTATGACGAATATCACTACGCTATTGAAATGGCAGTAGCTGGATTCAAGAAGAGCGAAATCGCTGTAGAAGTTGAGAATGATCAACTGACTATCCGTGGTGAGAGCTTGACTGCTAACGATCCGACAAGGCAGTACATACACAGAGGCCTAAGTAGTCGAGACTTTGAAAGAAGGATAGGGCTTACTGAACATATGATTGTTAAAGGTGCTGAAATCCAAGACGGCATTTTGACCATCAACATCGAACTTGAGCTTCCTGAAGAAAAGAAGCCAAGAGTTGTTGACATTGTAGAAATTAAGTAATATAATAAGGGGAAGGCAACTTCCCCTTTAAACTATACGGAGAATGACATGAGCGCAACAGACGTAAAACTTGACGAAAAGATCAAACAAAAGGTTGAAGAACCGCATCGTTGGAAAGTTATCCTATTAAACGATGACCATACTCCTGTGGACTTTGTTATTGGAATCCTAACAGAGATTTTTAAACACAGCCAAGAAACAGCCAAGGGTATCACAATGCAGATACATACTGAAGGAAGTGGTATTGCTGGAGTTTACAGTTTTGAGATTGCTGAAGTAAAGGCAGTTGAAGCAACTAATCTAGCTAGAGGCAACGGTTTCCCACTCCAAATTAAAATGGAAGAAGAATGAGTTTAAAAGAACTAACACACGAAGCACACCGTAACGCAGAAACACAATCATTTGTCAAGATTTTATTCTCTGGCAAAATTAATCCAGAGTTGTATGCTGCCTATCTAAAAAATCAACACCCGTGTTATGAAATTTTAGAAGTGTGCGCTATGCCGCATGGATTACTACATGGCTTACCTGATATGCGTAGAGCACCCGCTATTTTAGAAGATTACTTAGAGTTGCATGATCCTACGCAGGAAGAGCCTAAAATTTTACCTGCAACTGAACGTTATATCAAGTACATTTTAAGTATTAAAGACGAGCCACAGAAATTAATGGCACACTTGTATGTACGTCATATGGGCGATTTGGCAGGTGGACAAATGATTGCAAAACGTGTTCCTGGTAGTGGAAAATATTATCAGTTTGAAAATCCCGATGCACTTAAGACTGCAATCCGCGAACGACTAAATGATGACATGGCCGACGAAGCTAAAGTATGCTTTAAGTACGCCGAAGAGATGTTTAAAGAAATGATGACATTAGTTGAGTTTGTAGATGAGTAATGTTTGGGATACATTGATTGGGATAGAGCAACTACTTGAATCTAAGTTCTATGCGACAGGTAGTATTATTAACGAACCTGGTATGGATCGATTCAATCAACCCGGGTGGGTAAACAAAGTATGGGCAAGTAGTCGTTATCGTCGTGCTCATATTGATGTAGTAGATGCTCGCACAACAAAAGGCCTGTGGATGATGCATTGTTGTGTGTTCCCACATACACACAATCCTGCTCCTATTTTTGGATTTGATGTGATCGCAGGCAAGAATAAGATTACCGGCTGTTTTATTGATTACAGTCCTGCTGGAGATACTAATCATCCTATGATTGAGTATTTTGGTGAAGAAGTAGCTAGGTACGAGTGGAATAAGCCACGTAAATTGCCTGACTGGGCAGAGCGTATCTTTAGTAAGCATATGGTTGCAGCGGGTAATGTAAGTGACGAAGAAGAACTTCGTCAAATCTCAAGTCTTGCCAATATTCTAGTAAATCATTACTTAGAGTGCGTTGACGAAACTAATAATACTGCGGAAAACACTACAGAAGCGCAAAACTACTACGCACAGAATCAGAAGCAAAACCCGCATACTCCCAAAGTTATGGTTAGTCTAGGGCTAAGTGAAGACGATGTTCAGCACTTTATTCAGGAATGTTTGTTCCCGGAAATCAGCTAAATATTACACTATGAGATTTACAGAGTTTAAATTAACAGAAGCAGTCCTAAGGGGCTCGTCATCCACTAGTTGGCCAGGTTACTTGAGAAATATGATTTCTGCTGGTAGTTTGTCGCTAGGTACATCTGGTGAAAAAGCTAAAGGGTTAGTTTTAACTCCGGAATCAAAAGAAATTATCAACACCCTTGAAGTAGAAATTAAAGATGCAATAGCAACAAAGGGTAATCTTGAACTAGTTAAATCAAAGATTGAGTCTACAGAAATATCGTTTACTAATGGAACAACTGCATTAATTAAATCTGTATTTAAGAGTCCTGAACTTAGATCAGGTGCTGCAGATGTAAAAACTGGCGCACGTACTACTAAGTATTGGAACGATGGCGAAGTTGCAGAAACCTTCCTAGGTGTTGCACTATTTGCTCGTTTCAAAAGTAAAAAAGAAATTACCGCAGATCAAGTATACACAGAATTTAAAAAGTTAAAGGCTATACCTGGCGGTTTTATGATGAAGGGCAAGCGCGGCAATAATCCAGTAGAAATGCTTGCAATTAATAAGCCAGCTAATAACCAAGCTATTGAAGAAATTTCATCAGATTTATCAAAATTTAAACGTGAATACCCAGATGCATCTACAGAGTTATTAAAGTTAATTGATGCATCAGTTTCGTATGTTAATCAATCTAGTAATGTTTTTGAAGCTATTGCAAAAGCAGACAACGAACCTAATGCAGATAAGATTATTATTAAAACAGACGGAGTAAGCGATCAAACTGGAACTAAGGCTGACTTACAATTAAATGTAGGCGACTACGAAAGACTGCTAAGTTTAAAGGCAAATTATGTTAAACAATTTGGTCAAGACACTGGTGCTAGATATGAAGTTATTCAGACATTCTTTAGTAGATTTATCCCCGATGTAGATATTTCAGCACTTGAATCTCAATGGCCGCAGATGGATGCTGCTAATTTAAAGAATTACAGAGCACAAGGCATTGCTAGAGATAAGTTTAACGAAGTTTATAGTTTAGTATCACAAGCATATACTACTGCATCTGATGTACTGAATTCTAAATTATCTAAGCCGGCAACTGCAAGTGGGGTAGTAACTGATCTATATAATGGTATCATACACCATGCTCAAGGTAATGAAACAAAACAAGTAGTGGTAGTATTAAATCCTAGTGCAAATAAAGCATGGGCTGAATTAGAATTTGGTGAATCCCTAGCAACTTCTCTTGCTTCTTTTAGATTAGAAACTAAATTGACCCTAGCAGGGCAAGGTGGTAAGGATAATCATATCTTGCAAATTTTTGGCCGTCCTGCAAACAGTATTGCCGCAGTTGCAATGGATAATAATATCTCTTCTGATAAGCAAGCTCAACAGGCACTAGCAGTTGCTAAGAAACGAGCACCTAAGGTTGATCCAGAATTATTATTCCAACTAAGATCTTATGTTCAGGAAGCTGGTCCTACACTACGTAACATTGTCGAAATGGGGCCTCTGTTAAAAGATATTACAGAAGTACAACAAATACAAAATGTTGCTAACACGCCTGAACCTGCTGAAGATGAACCACAAGTAGTACAACCGAGCAAATCAACACAGGCAACAAACGTGGCGGCGCCTACTCAAACGACTGCTACAACAAAAGGTGTACCAAGCGGTGCAACTAGTATTGCTCCTATGAGTGCAACTATAAACAAAGATCCTGCCGAAGAAGATCCAATGGCTGATAAAGAGTTAGATCGAGTTAAGAAAAATGCCGGTATTAGCGTCGAATAATAGCTGATTTCACCATTTAGATTGCAAGGGCCATTAAAAGGCTATATAATAAATAGCATAAGATGGAACTTTTAATATTACTCCTACTACTACAGATCAAGCATTGCTATGCTGACTTTGTACTCCAGACCTACATGCAAACGGTTAAAAAAGGCGTGTGGATGGATCCTGTTGGAATTAGTCATACATTAGATCACATATACTGTTCTTTAATAGCATTATTGTTATTTTCTATATTTGTTCCATTAAGTGCCGTTAGCATATTACTTGTATCTTTAGTTGAAGGTGTTGTACATTACCTTGTTGATTACACAAAAGTAAAATACGGTAGCAAGGACAATACAAAACCCCTCTTCTGGACACAGTTTGGCCTAGATCAACTAGCGCATCAAGCAACCTACCTAGCCATGGTAGCGTATCTTATTAGTTAAAACTACACTTTTCTAAAATTTAGCACCTACTAAATACTAGGTAGATCTCAAGGAGCGAACCAATGAGAAAAATCCTAGTATCAATAGGTCTGATTTTATCAGCAACACTAGCGCAAGCAGAACTAGTACATCAATTTAAAAATCCAGCGTTTAGCGGCGTTGGTTTCAGTAGCCACGTACTCACTATCGACAGCATTGAAAAGAGCCGTCGTGACGCTATTGAAGCAGATAAAAAATCTGCAATTGCAAAAGCAGAAGCTGAATTGCTGAACACGCCTTTGAATAGATTTATGAGTCTATTCCAAAGTCAAGTATATGCTCAACTTGCAACACAGTTAAGCAGCAATCTATTTCAAAACAAATGCTCAGCCGCAGACGGATCATCAATCCCGGGCTGCGTAAATCCAACAACCGGTAATTTTGTTCTAGATGGCAATACAGTCACTTGGGTTAAATCTGTTGACAAAGTTACACTAACAGTAGTAGATGCTAAAGGTACTAGAACTACTGTAGTAGTACCAATTGCCAGCTTTAGTTTTTAAGGAGAAAATATGAAAGCAATTAAATTATCCTTAATTACATTAGCAATAGTAGCCTTAGCAGGTTGTTCAACTGTCCGCCCATGGGGCAGTACTAAAATTAAAGAAGAAGCCAAAGTAAGTGAAACAATCAACAAGAGTTTCTCTGTTATTCCAGCGCCAGCAGGCCCAGCAGTAACCGTAGCAGTATATGGTTTCAAAGACCTAACAGGACAGCGTAAGCCAAGTAGTACATTGAGCTTGTTCAGCACAGCAGTTACACAAGGTGCTGAAGCATACTTGATGAAGAGTCTACAGGAAGTCGGCAACCGTCAATGGTTCACAGTGGTTGAGCGTGTTGGCCTAGACAACTTGTTAAAAGAGCGTCAAATGATCAAACAGACCCGTGAGATCTATGATGGTGCAAATGCCAAACCTTTACCTCCACTACAAATGGCAGGTGTTATTCTAGAAGGCGGCATTATTGATTATAACAGCAATACACTAACAGGCGGCACTGGTGCTCGTTGGTTAGGCATTGGCACATCTACAGCCTACACACAAGATGTAGTTGTTATCAGCTTACGTTTAGTAAGCGTACAAACTGGAGAAGTCCTAACTACTGTTACAGTGGAAAAGAACTTGCTCAGCACCGCAGATGGTGCCACAGCGTTGAAGTTTTTCAACCAAGCGACTCAGGCATTTGAATTTGATTCAAGCCAAACATTTAACGAGCCAGGTAACTATGCCCTACGTTCAGCGATCGAAACAGCAGTTATTGAGTTAATTAAGAAAGGCGAACGTAATGGTTTATGGCAATTCAAGGAGAAGTCCAATGAGTTGGTTCAAACACAAACCAAGACTAAAGACGCAGCCAAAGCTGCACCCACACCACAGCAGCCCAATATCGGAGCAGGTGTTGAAGGAAGCAAAGAAAAGAGTATCTGGGGAAGACTCCAGTTCTGGAAATAAAAAGAATAAAGAAAAATAACCAGACTGGGGTGTAAAAAAATTTACAGTAAAAATTTTTACATGTCAGAAAAATAACAGCGGTAGTTTATATATGAGAAGTTCCTTTTAAATAAAATACACAACGGACATTCAAGTCCAAAGGAAATATTATGAAACAATTATTATTAGTATTAGCATTATTAACAGCGTTCCCAGTAATGGCTCAACAGGCTGTGCTGGCCCCAACTACGCCAACAATCCCGTCAGTGGCTACTGTTAGTCCAAACGCAGCCAGTGCATTAGCAGTTAGCACTACCAACAGAGTGTTTATTGATCAAAGCGGTGAGAACCCTAACGTTAATATCACACAAACAGGTACAGGCAACACAGTAGGTGCGGACACTACTTACCAAAAAGCACTAACAGGTATCCCTAACAGACTAGGAACACCAACAACTAGAGCCTGGACATTAAGCAGTCCTGTATATCTAAGAGGTGCTGACCAAACTATTGTTACAGTACAAACAGGCAATAATAACACTATCGGTCTAAGAGCAGAAAATCCTACAACAACAGGCGACGGAGTTAATGTTACTATTCAACAAATTGGTAACAGCAACGTAGTTGATGCTGCCTGCGGTGGCGGAACGGCTAGCAATGGAACCACTGCCTTAACAGGATGTAAGGATGCTGTGTTAAACTGGAAATTTGCTGGCAATACTAACGTGATGCAATTCCGTGGTACAGGTGACAATCTTAACAGCAATGTAGATACAGCTGGTAACAGCAATGAATTTTACATTGACGCTATTGGCAATAGTCATTCACAGACACTAAAAGTTGTTGGTGACTTTAACGTATTCAATGTTAGCCAAACAAGTACAGGCGCAAGTGGTAGCAGTGCTTGGATAGATGTTACAGGTAGCACCAATAGGTTTACCGTTAACCAAGCTGGAACTGTTGACAGCGTAGTTAACATCAAGAGTGTAGCCAGTACTGGAACCTGGAACATTAACCAAAAGACCAACTAAGGGCTAACAATGAAAGTTGTTGCTCTTATCGTGGGCTTGATAATAGCCAGTTCGGCTTGGGCAGAGATTGGCTCTGTTACAGAAGCCAGTGGCACTGCTATCATCAAGCGTGGTAAGGACACAATTCAAATTGCCAAAGGCACGCAGATAAAGGTCAACGACAAAGTTGAAACCAAGAACGGAAAAGTCAAGATCGTTTTTAAAGACGATACAAATGTTACTGTTACTGAGTCAAGTAGCCTTGTTATTGATGACTTCGTTTATGATCCTAAAAGCGGAGCTGGCAAGTTGGGACTCAAAGCCGCCGCCGGCACAGTGCGTTATGTATCAGGAAGCATTGCTAAAGATCCAAAGAATGTAAAAATCAACACACCCACAGCGGCCATTGCTGTTCGTGGCACTGACTTTGTCATGGCTGTGAGCGAAACAGGTGCTAGTATGATCATGTTGATGCCCACTTGCGAAATAGAACAGAACGTAAATTTAAAAGGTCTTAGTTGCGGCAGCGGTGCTATTGATGTAGAAACACCATCTGGCATAGTTAAATTAAACCGCCCTTATCAAGCCACCCTAGTTGAAACCTTAAACGGTATACCTAGCCCTGCTGTGATAGTTGCTCTTAATGGTATGGCTATTGGCAATAACCTAATGGTTAATCCTCCAAGAACAACTACTGGATTAAATGTTATTGCTGCCGCTCGTGCTGCCGCAGTAGCTACTGGCGATGCTAAGAAAGACGATAAGAAAGATAAGCGTGACGAAAAAGACGAAAAAGACGATGCTAAAGAAGAACGTCAACACGCTGCTAATAAAGATGGGCCTGGCGGCAATAGATCACAGCGACAAGGTCGTAGTGCTAATGAAGGCGATGAGGATCCTGGTAATAGAACTAAAGTGGGTTTAGATACTAAAGAAGATACATTAGTCAGTCAAACGGCCACAGTTAGTGAAACAGAAAACCCTTACCTGTTTAAACTATGGAAAGACAAAAGTGAAACACAGCAGGTTGGTTGGATGTACGAAAGTCTAAGTCCCAACAGCAGAAACTATGCCAATGTGGTTATGCCTATGAACACTCAGGTACAGGTAATAGTAACACAAGATATGCAGACTAACAGCTGGAACTTTTCAGCAGGTAAAGCCATAGGACAGATTGTTATCAATCAGAACTACAGATGAAAAAAATATTATTTGCCTTAATGTTATTATGCTCTAATGCGTTTGCTGCTATTACTGACGGCAAGTTCGGTATCAATCAAATATTCGATGTTCAATACAACTGGAGTGGAACTACATTAAATGCCAGCAACTTTATTGCACCGTATAATAAAAACTTTCAAACAGTAACAGCAACCAGCGGACAGTACTTTCAGTTCTTTGCCAGCACTACCAATCCGGGAACCTATGGATTGAAGTTGATGAACAGCAATGGCACACAACATAGCATTGTTCATGACACCGGCGAGATCACAGCTCTAGGTAATGGTGCTATCTTTTACCTTGGGTCTGGCTGGCTCGGCAATGTTATCACAACATCTACTGGATATAACTACGGTGCTAGTGCCCAATTCACTAATATGGATACTAGCGTTACTAGCAGTGATTTAAACAATTATACATTTGCTAGTACAACACCCTTGGCTGCAGGTCAGACAGCACAGCCAGCAGCACCCACTTCCAACTGGCAACCTATTCGAACAACTACAAGTCCAGTACTGATCAGTGACATCTATCCTACCAGCTATAACAGCCCTAGTAACGAAACAGCAGTTAATGCATTTGACGGTAATGTGGGTACAAAATATCTAAACTTCGACAAGCAGAACGCAGGAGTTACTGTTAAATTAACTCAAGGCCGAGTAGTTCAAAAGTTTACGTTAACTACTGCTAACGATTCTCCAGAACGTGATCCTGCTAGCTACAAACTATATGGATCAAATGACGGCGTTAATTGGACTCTGATTAAAGAAGGTCCGCTATCGTTAAGTGATGGTAGATATGCTGTCAGCGGAGAAATAGCAGTTGCTAACACCAATGCGTATGTCTATTACTTTATGTTATTTCCCAGTGTTAAAAACAATAGCGGAAATAGTGTTCAGATTTCAGAAGTTACTTATTACTATGATTTAAATGATGGTGTAACCAGTACTGATACTGGATCAGGCGGAACACCTAGTAACCCCGGACAAGCTGGTAGCGTCTGTGCTGACTGTGCTCCTAGTTGGCCAGCAACTAGTGATATTACTGTAAACCAAACTACACAACGTAATTCAGCTAAGAATCGTGTAAGTAATGTTTCGTTGGGTAACAGTTTATATGTTGAAGAAAAGATTGGTAGTAGCGGCAACTCAGTAACTGTAGAACAGACTGGATTTTACAATAAAATTTCGGGTCTAGGTGGAACTACGTATGCAACACTCGAAGGTTCTAGTAACACAGTTAATATCAAGCAAGGTGACACACTAGGAAAAAATCTTATTGAGTTTGCCATTAAGGGTAACACCAACAATGTTACTATATGGCAATCACGTAGTCCTGTAACAGGATTAAAAGATGGTAGCGAAAGTGGTGGCCACTATATAGGCTTAAACATTAACGGAAGTACTAATACATTATCATTGAAACAGAGTAACGATGGTGGTGCAACAAGTGGACACTTTGCCTATGTCGATGTTACGGGCACGGGCAACAACGGCGCACTAAAACAAATGGGTAACGGTGAGAAAACATTCTTTGGTATTATTAGTGGTAGCACTAATATTTTTGATGTTACACAACAAGGATCAGGCAGTTTCTTTGATCTAAGCCTAACTGGTAACGGACATAATGTTACAGCTAACCAAAAAGACGCAGGTAGCCATAAAGCCACTATCAACTTAACCAACAATGGTGGTGCTAGTAATGTCACTTTAATACAGCAAGGTGCTACAGCGCAGAATATCAACATCACACAACAATGTGCTACACTATCAGGGTGTAGTGTTTCAGTGACACAGGGGCAATAGGATGTTTAACGCTATAGGCTCAATAATGTTAGCAGGCATGCTAGCCCAAGAGCCAAGGTGTGTAAAATGGACCTGGACGGGCGATGTCTACAATCGCAAGGTTGTATGCTTAGAATGGACTAAACCTCCGCCTAAGGATAAGGATCCTAAGAAAACATGATTGATCCTATCACACTTGGTATTGCTTTCACAGCCGCACAGCAGTCAGTAGGCTATATTAAAAAGGCCATTGCCCTGGGCAAAGATGTCAACAGTCTTTACGGACAGTTTGCCAAGTTCTTTGAAAACAGCGATAAAATTCACTCTGCCAGCGTAGAGGCACAAAACAGTAAAAAAATTCTCACCGACGGTCAGATTAGAGCCATGTCTATACAGATTGCCATGCAGAGCAAGGCTCTACGTGATGCTGAAAAAGAACTAAAAGAGATGTTGATATGGTCAGGTAATAAAGACGTCTGGGACGAGATGATGGCCGAGCGTGTGCGTATGTATAAAGAACGTGCTAAATTAGAAGCAGACATAAAAAATGCTAGGATTCAAGCACAGTCTGACATGATAGACAGAGTACTTATAGGTACAAGTTTTATGGCAATAGCGGTCCCTACGGTGATGTTTACTTTTGCTATGATAGTTAGATAGTAAATATATGATGAAGAAAATACTATTATCCCCTTGGACAGCACTGGCTACACTAGCCCTGGTGTTATTAGTCCGTCTTGTAGATCCTGCGTTTGTAGAACGAGTAAGACTTACTTATTTTGATCAACTAATCACAAGCCAGCAGGCCAAAGATGTTCCTGTTTACACGGTCAACATTGACGAAGCAACATTAGACAAGTTAGGACAGTTTCCGTTCCCTAGAGACATGTATGCTGATATCATCAAAGACTTATACAAGCGTGACGCTGGACTGGTTGTATTCAATGTGCTTATGCCAGAGAAGGATCGTTTTGGTAAAGATGCGGTGTTAGGTGAAACTCTTAAAAAGTATCCTGTAGTGTTGCCTGCAATAGGCAGTGAGAAACAAAAGAATACTAATCATGGAACTCCTGCACAGGTAGTAGGTGCTGATCCTGCTGGAATGGTAGTTGAGTATCCGGGATTGATCAATAACGTTGAGCCACAAGAAAGCCTTGCCGCTGGTGTTGGCATTGTCAATACATTTCCAGAGATAGATGGTGTTGTTCGTCGTATGCCAATGGTCATACTAAGTCAAGAACAACTACATCCTGCACTAGCTCTAGAGACTTTACGTGTCGCGGCCAAGGATCCCAAGTTCCAAGTTAAAATAGGAGACATGGGCGTGGAGGCGGTGCGTGTTCCTAAGTTTGGTAAAGTACCAACGGACAACGAAGGTCGTGTTTGGATCGATTGGTCGGCCACTCCGAGAGAATACAGCTACATGAAGTTGCCAGAATCATTCGACGGTGGCATTGTTATTGTTGGACTAAGTGCTGCGGGACTGGCTAATCCAGTTAGTACTGCTAAAGGTGAAGTATGGCCACAATATCTACAAGGTGCGGTTATTGGCACTATGATAACACAGAGTAATATACAGCGTCCAGGTTGGGCTGATCAAGCTGAAATCATTGCCTTGCTGGCCGCAGGCTTGTTGATGCTATTTTTATCAAGGTGGACCTATGCTTTTATTCCTGTTGTTGTCTTTCTCGGTGGCAGTCACTTTGCTATATCTTATCTATATGAAAACTCCAGAATCCTATTGGACGCCACTTGGTTTGTTGTTGGCTGTAGCTTGGTATACATTCACGCTTATAGTGTCAAATTTCTAAGCGAATACTTACAGAAGTCACAGATTAAGAAACAGTTCGGATCATATGTAAACCCTATTATTGTAGAACGACTACAAAAGGATCCTAGCTTTATTAAACTGGGCGGTGAGAAGAAAGAACTTACTGTCATGATGAGTGACATGCGTAACTTTACTGGTTTGGGAGAAACATATGGAGATGATGTTGTGGCATTTACGCATACAATGAATCGTTACATGACTGCCATTGCAGAACCTATACTACGCAACAATGGATGTTTGATCAAGTTCATTGGTGATGCGTCATTACACGTTCACGGTGCTCCTATTCAAGAGGCGCAAGATCCTGATCACATACTAGCAGGTGTACGTACAGGATTAGAAATGTTACACGCTGTTGAACTGTTTAACATTGAACTAGAGAAAGAGGGCAAGCCAAAAGTAGGATGCGGAATAGGTATCAACACAGGTCCTACCTTGATTGGTAACATCGGAAGTAAGGATCGATTTGCCTATGACGTATTAGGTGATTCAGTTAGTCTAACAGCTCGTCTAGAAGGACAGACAAAGAACTATGGTGTGCTGATTATCATTAGTGAAGCTACACAGAGTAGAGTAGGAAATGCTTACTTTACATTGCCTTTAGATTGTATTGCGGTCAAGGGTAAGAACATAGGTGTCAATATCTTTACTGTGTTCTACAATCCAGATGAGAATGTAGCAGCAGAATGGCATAGTGCTAGAGAGCATCATGAACTAATGCTCGAATACTATCGTGAACAAAATTGGGACAAGGCTATTGAACTTTGTCAAGAACTCGTTGGTGAGTTCTATGGTAATATGGATCACTACTATGAGATATGGATTGAACGTATTGCCGAAATGCGTAGTAGAAATTTAGCCGCAGACTGGGATGGTACTTACAGAGCTACAAGCAAGTAAACAAAAAGGACCCTAGGGTCCTTTTTTAATCATCTCCGGCAGCGCCTTTAATTTCTTCTTTAGTAGCTCGACGTTTACCAATAGGCGGTTCATCTGCTGTTTTATTAATCTCAGCTTCAGCTTTTACACGCTCACGTTCAATGGTCTTGCCACGCAGTTCCATGACAGTTTCAACTTTTTGATTCAACCTGATAAGATCGTTATCAAGCATACGAATACGATCAATAAGAGCGATAAGAGTTCCATTAGCTGCTCCAATAACAGGTTTAATTTCTGTGGTAACCCATGTCCACACGTAATATATGAAGTATCCCATGCCACCGGCTGCTATAACCGGGAAACCATAGCGATTGACCATTTCTGCCAAATCCATTATTTGTATCCTCTAAAAAATTTAACTACAGGATCAACTTTAACTAATTCTACTCGTCCGTTGATATTCTTAACTTCAAACAGATCCCCTGCTCGCCACTCTAATTTATCAATATTAAGTTCTCGATCTAGAACTATTCTATCTTTGTGCAAGTCCCAATCATAATCAGCGTATTTCATTAGTCTTTCCTTTGATCTGCTTGTTCAGCGCGACTAATACGATCGTAGTCGGGCTGTAGGCCTAACGCATGACTAACTTTAACATCAATACGCTGTAGTTGATTAGTCATAGTATCAACACGGGCATCTAAGCCTTTAATAATACCACCCATACCATTTACTGAGCTAGTAACACCTGCAAGAATAAATTTCAGTGTTAGAAACACAAAGTAGCCTGCGGCAAATGCTGCGGCAATTGGAAATCCAAGTTCTGCTACTAATTTAAAAAAATCCATGTAATCGCTCCTACAAATATATTTACCAAAATGCTTGCGTATAAATACTAGTGACTGTATAATAACAGTTATTGTTGTAATCCCTTCAAAGTGAAGGCATTCTGGACGCGGGTTCGACTCCCGCCAGGTCCACCAAAAGGATATTTATGAAGTACACCGCATTGTGCCCAAGTTGTTTTATTAGATTTAGTTGGGTAATGAGGAAAGGCTTAACAAAACATAAGTGTTTTTCTGATGGGCCTGCCATGGTTTCGACAGGGTGAGATAATAGAGACGGCAACACGGTAGGCGATGACCGTAAATCAAGCAAATAAAGTAAATGCAACAGCAAATACATTCGAGTATTTCCAAGTTGACTTCGACGTTACAGCAATGAACGACGAGCAATTTGCAATCGCAGCCTAAGAAACTGCAACTCCGGGGTAGGACTTACCTTGTAAAATAAACAACCATAGGACCTTCGGGTCCTATCTTTTTGGCTATATTTCCAATATTTCGCATCGAACATGTGCGTACACGCACATGTTTTGCCGGCAAATTCGTGTATAATTGATAGATAGACGAACTAATTAGTTTATATGTTATTAAAAGGAAAAATATGACAACTACAATTACAATTAAAGACAAAGCAGTAAACACAACTTACCAAAATGTCACAGGCTTAACAGGCGGAACTGGAACAGGCGCTACTTTTGATGTTACTAAAACAGACGGAGTATACTCTGTAGTTCTTGACAGCGTAGCCGCTAGTGCTGGCTCTGGCTATGTTGCAGGTGATACAATCACTCTTGCTGGTACAGCATTAGGTGGCACTGTAGCCAACAACCTAATTGTTACTGTAGCCACAGTTGGTACATCTGGCAAAGTTGCTACCTTTGGTGTAGTAGGTACTGGTCGTGCAGGAGATGGCACTGTTGACATTACCGTTGACGTTACAGGTACTACTGGCGTTGACACTTACGCCATGGGAGGTAAGAGCACAGAGTTCACAGTTACTAAAACTGCTGACAATGTAAAGTTAGCCAGCACACTAGTTAGTAACATGGAATTTAATCTTGCCAATCACGAGCGTGTTGTGTTCACAGACAAGGCCGTTGCCTATGATGCCACAGGTCGTGCAGGGGACGTATATGCATTGTTAGCGGCTGCACTTGGTACAGCAGATGTTACTAAGGCTTATACAGGTGTTGGAATTCGACTTGCTGATTCAGGTTGGACTAACAAGGAATTAGCCACAGCATTGTTAGCCACTGATGTTTACAAAACAGATGCAGGTGGTGTTAGCAATGAAACATTCATCAAGCACGTTTACAAAAATGTGTTTGGTACTGATGCAACATTAACACAGGTTACCGATTACACAGCATGGATGACTAACAGCAAGTTGTCACAGGCTGATGTATTGGTTGCCGCTAGCGAATTAGCCGCGTTTGAAACAACTATTGGTTTAGTGGGTTTAGCAACAACTGGTATTGAATATACTCCAGTCGTTGGATAATTAATTTACGTCACAAAAAAGGGCTCCGAGAGCCCTTTTCTTTTATGCCTGCGCTTCGCCCCAACGTAGAATAACGTTAGCAGGAGTTGCTGCCCCAGCAACCTTATACACATTAATAGCTAGTACATCGGGACCATTTGGAAATGTGCCTCGACCACCGATAGCTGTACTTGTTAGTTCTTTTAGTGTTTCTAATGATAGTGAATCAGTGCCGCCAGGATTAGATACAAAGGAGAACACTTGCTCTCCGGGCAATGCATACTGCGCACCAAACTGGAACGTTAGTGTAGCAGATGCTGATATTGCTGAATTTGAAGCCTGTGTAAATGATACACGATATACTGTAGTAGCGCCAAATGTTCGAGTAGTAATAGCATTAACACTAGTACCAGCTGGAAACTGTGTTTGACTACTAGCTACTCGAGTTCCAATAATAGCTCCTGATGCTAGCCAAGTAGAACCTGTAAAGAACAAATAGCTCAATGATGTGTACGTTGATCCACTACCTGCAGCAGTAGTAAGTACTGATTGATCATTACTGACACCGCTTGTACTAGTAGAATTTGCAGCGGCAGACATTACAATTCTAGTATATGGAACGCTAGATAGTGTTAAGTATGATGGAGTAATACTGAGAATAGTTTGACCACTAGTTAAGAATGTTGCTAAACTCAGTACGTCACCTACTGCAATATTAGTTCTATCAGTGGCATCATTTCTAATTAAGAAGTCTGTCCTAGCAGTACTTAATGCTGATCCATATCTAGCAGTGGCTGCTGATGTTACTGTAACTGTCACGTTATTTCCAGTTCCTGCTACACTAGTAGCAGTACCAAAATTACTCATAATTACTCTTGCGTAAACAACCCCAGCAATAGTAGTAAAGTTACTGGTAAAGCTAGATATTGTTTGACCGCTAATTAAGAACGTTGTAGCAGACAGCACGTCCGACGTTGCCGCAGAAGTTGCCCCGTATTGAGTTTGTGTAATTAAGAAGTCTGTTCTAGCAGTGCTTACAGCAGTATTGTACGTAGCAGCTACTGAGCTAGCAAATGATATGTTGTTAACAGCAGTATTAGAATTACTAGTAAAATTTGCTGTTCCTGTCATAACTATTCTAGCATACGTAGTTGCGCCTATTGTGATAAAATTTTGTGTAATACTAGATACTCGTTGACCGCTGGTAACAAAAGTAGTAACACTAATTACATCGTTTACTGCAAGAGGTGTTGTAAATGCTGCAAGAGTTGCCTGCGGAATTAAAAAGTCAGTTCTCGCAGTGCTGAATGCAAATTGATAAGTAGCATTTTGTGCGCTCGACAGCGCTGGAGCATTGGCAAGTCGACTAACTGCGCTAAATGACACGGCAGTAAGTGTTGTTGTTGCCGGCGCAAAACTTTTTGCAAGCAATGTAGTAGTAAATGAACCTTGCACAGTGGCAGTTGACGTGCTGACATTGCCTCCCCAAGTTACAGAACCACCAGATGCAACCTGTGCAAAGCTAGGCTGTCCGCCTGCTGCTGATGAATTTAAACTGTTCCACGAGATTTTAGTCGGATCAGTTGGATAATTAATTGGGTTTAACACACCTTCAACAACGATCGCACCGTTATTATTTGGTGTTGCACCGGCCCATGTTAGATTAACACCAAACGTTCCGCTAGCACCTGTGCCACTTGTAAACGTTGGTGCTGTTGAGCTGAATGTTCCTGTACTAGTTGCTTGGTACCAATTTTTAATTCCGTTTGATACATTGCTATAATATAGCCCTGAAGTGGCTGTACCGCCGCTCGACCAAGTATTACCAACAAATGGATCTGCAGAATCAACTGGGTCACTAGTCACCGCAATTGAGCTCAATAATAATTGCGCACGATTTAATAGTTCGCGCTCGCCAAGATCTCCTGTTTGGGCATTACTTACGCTAGGAGCCAAACGAATCAAGAACGCAGTATTTTTATCCACACTGGCCGAAATACCAGTGGCTGCATAGTTAAAGATGTATCCACGATCTGAATCAAACTGTCCGTCAATCATAAATGCACTACCCCAATGGCTGATAATCGGAGTAATTGTATTTGATATTAAAACAACACCTGATCCAGCTGAATGGCTGGCTGCAACCCCTCCGGAGAATGTCCTTTGAGCACCTGCCACAAATTGTGTTAAATTAGCTCCACGAGTACAACCCGTCAGCGCAGACCCAGTATTACCAGTGTATCGAATCATTTCAGCGTCAACTATAACTGTGCCAGCTGTTGGAAAATAATATGAATCCTGTAATGGTATTGTGGTCTGTGAGCTAGTCATTGAAGACACTAAAACGTCTTTTGCACCCTCGTTGACTACTTCGTAACGAACAGGTTGATTACCAGTACGCATATACGCTTCTGTGTTTACATTACTGTTACGGAAACGGTGTGCAAACACATAGTTACCATCTGCGCCACGTAGCATAAAATCAATAAAGCCAGCACCGTACCAAGTATGCTGGATACCAATCATCTGCATTTTACCAATGTCAATATTATATCCACTAGGACCAGATCCGTTGCACGGATCTAAATTCCAATCTGCTTGCGGAACAATTAGGTCAACAGTCTTACAAATTTTAACGTTAGATACATCTGCTACACCACGGAAATCAGGAGCAACAGTTAAGCTAGTGTCACTGATAATCTGTGTAATAATATGGCTCATTCCTCTAATAACAACTCTATCTCCAGCTGTTAATTGTTGGCTAAATCGAGTATTAGTTCCAGTAACTAGATTAGAGTTTGCGGCAACGGATATAACTCCTGCAACCTGAAATGTACTTGACCTACGTACAACAGCTAATGTACGTCCATCATATTGATAGAACATACCGTTTTGATCATCAAAAATACCTGCACGTACAGTAGAGCCGTGCCATTGTCTCACTGTCATTATACACGGGCTATTTAATGTAGGGGTTGTACTCCCTAGTGTTTGGTAAGCAATAACTGAAAATTGACGTTCCGTAATAACATCACTAACAGTATATACTCCATTGTATCCAAATGTAGTAACACCGCTAATAGTAACCTGTGCTCCAACTTGACATCCATGATCAGTATCATCTGTATTAATTGTAATCACACTGCCGATTGTTGTTCCGGTGGAAGTAATAGTTTGAATATCATAACTAGGTGCAAATAATGCTCCAGTATTATATGTTACTCCTTTACCTGATTGATAACGAATATATTTCTTACTCATACGGATTGCAGTAGCACCGTGTGCTGATCCGCCAGTACCTAATTGTACGCCACCGTCAAACGGTCTGTGTACAAAGTAGCTGTCTGGACGAGCATACACGTTACCAATTAATGTATTCTGTATAGCACCAGTTGCTCGAGCAGTATAGCGCAGAGATGTAGTAGTAGGAACTTGCTCAACAAAGTATGCGCCAGCTGCAAATTGTGCATTTGTGCCGCTACTAGTAATCTGAACAGTAATAGTACTTCCCGGAACAAATCCGTGTGCAGAAGTGAAGTTAACTTCAACAGTTGAGATAGCACCGTATGTAATGTCAGTATTGCCGCTGGCAATTTCAGAAGTGGTGATTGCATTAAGTGTAACAGCACTAATAAAGTTTTTAGTAGGAGCACTGATAGGAGTACCTACTGTAGATACAGTTTGTATAGCACCGCCAGCTGATACTGATAAAATGTTTATACTTGCTTGTTCACTTACTGAGCTAACTGTAAATCGACCGTTGGTTCCGGACCCACCAATAGTAATAATATCACTGAGAGAATAAGCAGATCCCTGTGAGCTAATGTCAAATGACAACACACGCCCGTCAGTGACTGTAAGGACTGTAAGAACTGCATTGTTTCCGCCGCCGGTAACACTAACTGTATTGCCAGCACTATACCCGCCGCCTGCTGTAGCTATTCCAGCAGCTATAATTGTGCCGGGAACTATATTAGCAGTTCCAGTACCGCTGCCAACTCCAGTAACGGTAAATTTAAGTCCGGCGGGTGGTTGAGCAGTAATAGTAGTTGATGTACGTAATTGAGAATTGTTAACCGTATACGTTCCCAGGCCGCCGGCCCCCGAAACAAACCCGGTAATATATGTTCCCGGAGTAATACTACCCCCAGTAATATATGTACCATTTGCTAGGCTACCCGAAGAAACTGCTGTTATATCAAGAATAGTTCCGGCGCTGCCTGAACCGTTACTGATAGTACCGGTAAACTGGCCTAGAGCAAGGCCGCCAATTGCTACCCAATCTGTTGTGCCGTTAGTTACGATTTGATAAGAACGCCCTATTATAAAATTACCTGCTGTAGTAGTGTTAGCAGTAGCGGTTCCGGTACCACTGCCGACTCCGGTAGCAGTAAATGTTGTTCCAACAGTATTGTTTGGCGACCCGATTAGGGTAAAGTCAGTAGTACCTATTGAGACAATATTATAAGATTGATTAATAATAAAATTTCCAGCAACTGTAGGAGTTTCCGGCAACGCAACACTTATACCAACCGTTAGGCCAATGCCTGAACCAGTTAATGCAGTAGTATTAGCTAGACCGTTAGTGTATCCAGATCCACCGTTGGTAACTGCTAATGCGCCATTTGGCACTCCGATAGTATCGGCAACAATGTCAACAGTTAATCCGGTGCCGGTGCCGCCTGTTGTTGCTATATTATATCCAGTTGTATATCCAGTCCCACTTGATGTTAATATACTTGTACCTATTACTTTACCTACAACAATTGGTATGGTAATAGTATTACCTACAACATAACCAGATCCTGCACTGTTAATTGCAACAGCAGTTACAACCCCGCCTGACACCGTAGTATCAACTGTAAGGCCAGTACCGGCAGGTGCAGTGGTCGCAACATCAGTAGATGCATTATATCCTTTCCCTCCAACTAGTGTAGTATTATCTAAACTTGCTACTGTATTTTTTACACTAGCTGCTGTAACTGTAATAGTTGCAGTATTTGCAGGTGCTGTTCCCCCAAGATTTGTACCTGCAATTGTTATAGTATCAGTAGCAGTATATCCAGTTCCTGGTGTTGTGACTGTGGTTAGATAGGTGCTTCCAGAACGTGACACTATAAATTCACCGTTAATTCCCGTTCCTGACGTTGACGTTTGTGACAACCCTGAATATGATTGATTAGTGCCCAGAATGGCGCTAGTTAATGCTCCTCCCAAACTTACAGTATTGCCAGTTACATCAGTAACATTAACGGCATATCCGTTGCCGCGATCAAACACTAATCCTGAACTAATACCGGTAGTATCGTTAACTATGATGACAGTATCTCCAATGGCAGCATTTGTAGTTAAGGTTGTTGATGCTGCTGTCCCGCCTGACCCGGTAACCGCAGTAACTTGGGTACCGGTAGTAACACCAGTACCAGCTAGCGGAGATCCAATTGGCGGTGCTGTACCGGTGAAGCCAATAATATCAACGCCAGCAGGAGTTATCAAACTAGTAGTAATATTGCCGCTAGATCCGGCAGAGAAAATGTTAAATGCTGGAGTTCCTACTGAAGAGCCTGTATAAAATGCACCTTTTCGTAGTTGAGTATAAGTAGAACTTAACTGCTGGCCGTTTGTTGTTCCGACTTTTGATTTAGCATAATATTTAAATGTTACAAGATCCGTAACTTCGGCAATTAAAAAACTACCTTCTGCACGGCTAAATCCAGTAACTGAGTTTGCCAGTGCTTTAATTGTAATAGGATCACTTACTACTAACCCATGAGAGTTTAATGTGGTAACAGTTATTAAACTTGAGCCAGACGCTCCGCTGCCACTACTTGCATCTGTTACCACATTAACTACTGCAATGTCAGATCCTGGGATTTCGTACACTGACGGATAATTTCTCATCAATCCAATTGCTTGCCATTTAGTTGGCTGTAGTCCGTACTCAAAGTCAGCATCAAGCATACTTTGTGGAATACCAACTTTTTGACGCTCCATAGCATCAGTAGCAATACTGTTAAATCTAACGATTTGTTCTTTACCTTCTACAAATAACTGAATAGCATCAGTTACCATCATAGCACTAGTATCAATATCAAATATCAATGTGGTAATTTTTTCATTGCCGTAGAGTGCGCCTGCAAAATCACTATCAAAATTTTCACTATAGGTTAAATCTGCACCCAATGTTGCGTCTGCAAAGTTATAAAGAATAACGTTACGAGTTGCATTAGTTATTAACAGAATATCTTTAAGTTTAAAGAATCCGGGGAATTTAATGTATCCCCTATTAGAAACTATAGCTGGTAAACTAACTAAGCCGTTAGTTATAACATTAATAATTGTATTGGTCAAATCTGACAATTTTGTAGCACCGGCTGGCTCAGCAGTATATGCATTGTTAATAACTTGAGTTACTATGCTTTGTCTAAATCCAAATGCAACATTTGTTAGAATAAAATTCTGTATTAGATCTCCAATAAATGTATGTACATATACTTCAGGCTGACGTGATCCATCAATTTGAGGAATACCATTTTCAAAATATTTGCTAGCATTATTAACAGTTTGTCTGTTGCCACCTTTACGAAGATCGCTAATATATCCTTCTAAAATATAACTGACATCTCGTCGACATTTTTCAGCGTTATAAGAGTAGTAAATAAAAGGATAGATGTTGTTGTCAATATTGTATTGAATATATGCAATTGCTTCTTCTTGAATAAACTTTTTGTTTAATTCTAAAAGTGCATGAGTGTTGGGATATAAATTTACGTCCGGAACTACTACACCCGGTACAAACTTATAAGTTGAAATCTGCTTCTTTGCCATTTATTATTTCCTTGGTTAGCTTAATGCTATAGACATTGCAATTGCTCTTGTGTCGACGTATCTTTTATTTGATGCATGAGCTGGTTGACTTGGGGTTGTTGGAACTGAAATGTTTCCAGCAACTGATAAATTTGTTAAGGTTCCAACTGTAGTTATGCTACTAGAGCCTGTCCAGGTACTTAATGCGGTGTTTTCAACATTACCTAATCCAACCATAGATTTACTAACACCTCCAACAGTGCCTGTAAAAGTAGGGTCATTGATATCTGCTTTAACACTTAATCCGTCATCAACATACGTTTTAACTGCTGATTCCGTAGGAACGTTTAAATTGCTATTAGCTGATAATGCAGAATCGTTTGTAAATGCTGTTACTTGTACACCTGTACTGAATTCAAGTGACGCAAGATTAGTAATTATACCAGTATCATCAGCATCAAGCTGACCAGTCATAACTAATATGTCTGTTAACGGGTCGTAGTTTAAAGGGGTAACTCCGCCAAAGATCCCATTATTATTAAATTGAATATTGCCAACGCCGCCACCAGGTGGGTTAGTAGTTCCGCCGCCACCTCCTCCGGACTGTGCTACCCAAGATAATGCGCCGCCGCCGTTTGTTGATAAAACAAATCCTGCTGTTCCGTCTGCAGCTGGCAATTGATATACAGTGTTTACTGTTAAGTTTGCAGGAGATTTAAATGAAATATGATTAGTATTATCTGTATCATTGAACCTAAGCTCGCTAGCTGATCTTACTGTAAGAGTGGAGCTTGATGAAAATGTGCCTGTAACTGAACTGTTTCCGGTAATAGTTGCTCCGCCTGCTGAAACAGTTAGAGCATTTTCAGCAGTTAGTGTACTGGTAAAATTACCTGTGCTGCCTACATGCAAAGCACCACCAATACCAGCACCGCCTAACACAATTAATGCACCATTTCCGCTAGTTGAGCTACTAGTTGAGTTTTGTATGTTCAACGCACCAGTAATTATGCCGCCATTGAATGTACTAGATAACGATAACGGACGCCATATATTGCTAGATCCGTCATAGTATAAAACCTGACCATTTGTTGCATTAAAAACATCTACATCAGATAATGTGTCAAGAGTACTTCCTGGGGGTTGTAAATTCCATGCAACGCCGTCCCATACCCAGGTATTTGAACCTACAGTATGAGTACTGTTAGTAACAGGGGAATTTGGAAAATTAATAGCCATTTTTAATCTCTTTTTGTATTTATTACATTTTAACTAGCTGTAATAGTAAGGGGTTGACTGCTAGTAAACGGCCATCTTAAATATCTATTAGGGCTTCCCTGTAGGCTAGTTAAATCACTATACCCACCGCCACTATCAACGATTCTATTAGGAGTAGATCCGGTAGTAGATAACCAACGTATACAATCATCTGCGGTATAATGTCTCCTACTTCCAACAAGACATGCTAGCACTCCCGTAACTTGGGGAGCAGCCATGCTAGTTCCTTGTATTTTTTTTATATAAAAATTAACATTGTCAGGATGAGCAACTGCTCCGCTGCCTAAAGTAGCTGTTAACGGCATGGCACTTTGTACAGCTTCACCAGGTGCATACACAGTGATTCCGGGACCGCATGTACTAAATGCAGACTTGTTTTCTGTAAGAGCAGCTCGAATAGCACCTACTGAAATTACACTAGTAGGGCCATTAGGAGTTGAGCCTCTATGGTAATATCTAATATCTGCCCCAGATGTTGTATAATAATTGTTGTAATCTAACCCACCTAGTACATCTTGTTTGTGTGTATCATTGCCGGCAGCTGCAACTAGGATCATACCTGCATCTATACACGCAGTAATATCTGCATCAACACTGCTAACTCGAATGGGATGAGTATACACGCCTGCATTAAGATTATAAACACTTTCAATCATACCGTAAGCACTTTGTGCAGTAACAGCAGTCCACGGAGTTCCTCTATAATTACCACCTACTATATTTTGATAAGTTTGATAATAACCCCAACTCATGTTTACTACAGTAGGATTAGTATTAGTTTTTAAATTGTGCCAAAGTCTCATCATGTTAAAACTTGCACTGATTCCAAATGCGTCAATGTCAAAAATTTTAATAGCATATAAGTTTGCAGCTCTTGCCCAGCCAAATCTACGCCCTGCGGCTGTCCCTGCACAATGAGTACCGTGCCCGTAGGTATCAGTATAGTGAGCTGGTCCTTGTGAATATGTCCCGGATAGTCCTGATGCTGCGGGCCAATTAATTTGCTGTAGTCTTAACGTAGTGCCGTCTTGAGCTAGCCATTCAGGATGTCCGACCTCAATACCCGAATCTTGAATAACAACGTCAACATTCTCTCCTATAGCAGTATAGGCATGTTGATAGTTGAGATTTAACGTTGAAAACGGATTAACAGTATTTGTACATGAAGGTATTGACCATGCATAATGACTGTTATTTTGTGCAGTAGATCTACTGTAATTCCTAAAAGCATCTAATGTATTTCTTCGAAGGAAAATACCGTTTTCTTCTTTAGAACCATATCGAACATCGATAATCCTTGGATCTTGTTTTAACATTTCAGCTTCTGCTCGTGTTAATACAACATCAAAGTTGTAAAGACTATCTTGTTTTTCGTTCCACATCTCAACAGTTCTCTGTGGAATATGAGGTGTTGTTCCTCCTGATGAAGTTATTTCTTCCATTAAGGCGTCAACATCAACACCTTTGTGAACTGTGACTACGCAACGATTTTGATCTTCTGTACTCATTATGAATATAAAGGTATGTAGCGAACATTTGACCCAACTGTAAGCTGTAACCATCCTGTAGGTGAAGCTGTATTTGACGGTGTGCCGGTAGTTGAAGCTATTGTCATAGTACCAGTTATATCTAAATCACCGTTTAAAATCAACGTTCCTAAGTTATTACCTGTGGTAAAAATAAAATCACCCGCACTAGTGTATGTAGGAGTACCTACCCCATTGCTAGTTAATGTTGATGCTATTACACTATCGAACACTACAGCGTCCGTAGTGTTCAAAGATTGATTAAATCCAGAAGCAACGGTAATAGTATCTGTTGCTGCATTTGTTGTTAAGGTAATGCCCGTTCCAGCAACTAGAGTTAATATATCTGTACTACTATCTGCAACAACGTTAGTTTGTCCTGCAACAGAAATTGTAGCAAAAGAATTTGGAATGCCGCTATTGGTGAAAGTTATTGTATCTGATCCAGGAACAGTTGTTATTGTAATACCTGTTCCGCCGACAAATGTTAAGATGTCTGTTATAGAATCTGCAACAACGTCTGATTGGCCAGCTACTGAGATTGTAGAAAAAGAATTACTGCCACTAGTTATAGTACCTGGCCTCCAATTACTAGCTGCGCTGTTCCATACTAATGATTGGCCGTTAGTTGGAGCAGCTGTTGCAGTGTCAACATCTGAAAGATCGTTGATTGAAGTAGCTCCACCGATAGTTGTGCCACCTACAGTTGATCCAGCAGGAAGGTCGATAACACTACCTGTAGAACTGATAGTAGCACTGCCTAGATAAATGGTGCTACTTAGTCGTAAGTCTCTCCATCTTTTATTGTCATTTCCTAAATCAATTGCTCCGCTTAAATTAGGCAGTAGTGATGCATTAATTGCTGTTGTTCCTAAATTAGTAAGTGAAGTGTTTGCTCCATTAGTAGTGCCCGAGTCAAGGAGACCTGCAGGAACTATAGGTGTTACCCACTGATTACTATTAATATCTTGGTAGTAAATGTAAAGACTACCGTTCGCTGAATTAAACCAGAGACTACCTTGGTTAGGAGTATCTGGCGGAGTATCCGCTACAGTCACGCTGGCATTTAGTAGTGTACCACCTAAAATTGTACCGTCAAAAATTCGTAAAGATTTCGAAGTACTATCGTAGAAGATTTCCCCTCTGTTCCCGCTGAGTCTATCTAATTCTGCTTTTGGTTTTGGCAATAATCTTAGTGATCTTACTGGTAATGACATATTATTATCTCGCTATCCTGTATTTAGCTTATTAGCGGGCAGTGTAATGGCGGTAATAAACCAAAGAGTCCAATCAAAAAGAATGACCAAAATTGGCTAAGAGTGTATAATAGCTTATTAAAGGCACACAGGCTCCAGGCAAATCAGCGTGACAAAAGGCGTAGCAGCGCCAGCTATATTCTGCCGGGCAAGGTTCTGATGTGTGACCCAATACCCCGCCGCTTCGCGCCGGCATCTTCTATTCACTACCCGAAAGGATGCTTAAATGTCTCGCCACTGTGAGAAACGTTTGAATAGTCGTAACAGTTGCAGATTTCCAATACGCTCATAAGAACAATGGCACCGAGGTTCTTTTAAAAATCGTAGAGAGTGGGGTAAGGTACAGAGCCCAGAAGCGTGGACAATCCAAATACTCTCTGCTAACGTGTGGCCTTGCGACTCAACAAACATGTAACGGCGCTCATTATATGGGTGCCGTATGACCACATTGATCTAACAAAACTTAAAGAAAGAAAAATAATGCGATCGCAAGTGAGCATTGGTCTTTAGACCTTTATTGATTTTTCCTATTGAAGCAATAAGAATATATTAGCTAAAATCTATTGGAACCTCTTGATCTATAGCGTAAATAATAGTATAATATTATTTTACAGGAGACACACATGTCAATTACAATCAAAAACTTAGAAGCGGCATTTGCAGGTGAAAGCCAAGCATTTACCAAATATATGTATTTTGCTAAACTAGCCCGTGCTGAGGGTTTTGAAGATGTTGCTAAACACTTTGAACATACAGCAAGTCAAGAGCTACTACATGCTCACGGTCACTTAGAATTACTTATCGGTAAGCCTAGTGTCAAGCAGAGCTTGGAAATGGCTATCGAAGGTGAGACCTATGAGTTCACTACAATGTATCCGGACTTTAAACGTGCTGCCGAACTTGAGGGTAATACTAAGGCTGCACTTGAAGCAGGACATCAAATTGAAGAAAGCAAAGAACATGCTGAACAGTTTTCCGCAGTACTAAAAAAAGCTGAGAAACGTTTTTCCGCACTCGCAAAAGTAGAGCAACGTCATGCGACAGCATATCAACAAATATTGGAGACACTATAATGGAATTAGTACATGTATGCGTAATATGTGGCCACGAGCACAACGAAGAACTGGAAGGTAAGTGGGATGATCTCCCAGAGGATTTTCCTTGCCCAGAATGTGGTGGGTTTAAAGCCGACTATGAAGAAATTTGATTAAATAAAAGGGACTAAAGTCCCTTTTATTATGATACACAGCGTTTCGAACATCAATCAAGACCAAGATATAGTCGGGTATTTTAATAAAAATAATATATTTTCTAAAAAATTAGAACAAGAATCATTAAAGGATTTTTCTTTTAATGAATTTACTCTTACTGAATTAGGACTCCCATCTGCTAACGAATTATTAGCATCCACATTGGCAATTAAAGACAAGGTTGGACTACAGGGTTGGATTAATAACGGAATTGAAAGCCCTACATACAAGGGATTTAGTTTAACGTATAATCCAGATTTTCACGATAAAACTGCTAGTATCTATCATCAAACTTGGGGATCAAAACTTTTAAAGCAAAGTTTTGGAAGAATGAACGGAATAGGTGATTTCTCTTCCATTAGGAATACTTATTACGATACATATGCATTTAGAAAAATATCTAGTATAGTTGAAGAACATCTAGGCAATTTATTCTCACATTTCTTTTGTCCTCTATTAAGAAGTAGAGCAGCTTTTTTTACACCTACAATAGTTCCTAAACTGCTCGACGGATGGCATGTCGATGAACCACCAACTCATATGTTTCGAATAAATATACCATTACAAACTTCAGCAGAGCATGTTTTACAAATTAATGGAAAAGATGAATACAACAACAAATTAATAATGACTAAACATCTTGAAGTAGGTAAAGCATACATATGGAATACTCGAATACCGCATCGAATTACAACAACTACGTCTTGTACAACAGAACGTATACACTTAGTTCTCGGATTTGGGACTTGGATTGATTATAATCCAGTCGACGATACATTTTCTAAGTCACAGTTACATGGACTTCCATTGAAAACTATTGTTGAAGAAAAGATGTTTTTAAAAGGAAATATATTTAAATGAGTCTAGAAAAAGAAAAACAGATTATAGATACAATTAGAAGGTGTCAGAGAAATTGGGATCATTCTAAATCTATACCAGATGAACATTTAGCTCATTGGGTTTACATTGCACAAAACTCTCCATCTAAACAAGACGAATCTTATTTTAATCTTTATGTGATTACTAGTAAAGAAAAAATTGATTTATTGTTAAATCATACTTGGGGGCATACAATGGAAATTGCTCCAGGTAATTTCACTGGCGTAACTAGAAATACACAAATGGCTGCTAATGCTTATTTTCTTTTTACATTTAAACTACCTCCAACAAACAGAGAAATAAAAGAAGACGGCAGTCTATATGATCAAAGTGGAAAAGATTTTGAAGAAAGAAAAAGAAATGGATATGTTGCCATAGGAATAGCAGCAGGACTTATTGCTCAAAGCGCAGCAGATCTAGGATATAAAACGGGTTTCAATACTAATCATAACAGTCATCAGCGTGGCGGATCTGAACCGTCTACAACAGTGTGGCGAGAAACATTAGGCTTAGAAGGTCATGAAGCTATATTAGTTGGATTAGGAATTGGGTATCCTGAAGAAGGTAGGGCTAGAAATGAACACAATGAAACAGAGTTCTTAGTAGGTACCTATCCCGGAACAAGGCACAATGTTAACGACGATTATATTTTGATTAACGGAGAACAGCGTCCTACTCCTAAGATTCATTACAAAACCTACAGCGAAAAAACAAAATTAATTAAAGTTAAACGATTGTAAGATTAAAATTAATAGTGGCAAAAAAGCCACATATCAACATGGTTCTTGACAAGAGATATAAATACTCATATAATAGAGAGACTGTTAAGAAGTGCCTGTGAAAAATTTGTTTGCCAGAAATGCAAATAGAGGTTGACACAGAGACTAATTAGTAGTACAATAGAAACAAGTTAGCAAGCAAGGTGTTCAACAGTGTTGTAAAAATACAACAAAAAAGAATTCCAAAACATGTTGACAGGGGCACTGTAAGGTGCTATAATACATACAAGTTAGCAGGCAATGGTGCTTACTAACAAAATTTTTAAAGAGATTTAAGAGAAACAAAATGCAATCATTTAACAGACATCAGTTTAATACGATGCCCAAACAGGTAGGCGCAATAGCCTGCTCTTGGTTATCGATTAATGGACTGTCAAGTTATGATCGCACACCAGAGATTTGCCAGGGGTCCCGGAGGACCGTAGTGTAACCAAATACACAACAACACTCCAAGGACCCCAGGATTAAAAACCCTGGGGTTTTTTGTTGCTCGAAACAAAGGTTATGATAGAGACAGATAAGAAGAAACAACGAGAAGCTGAATTTACACGTGAGTATACGCTGACTCAACAAGATCTTCGTAAGATGATTTTGGAAAAGGCAGAACGTGCTCGAATGTATAGTCAAGCCGTTAGAAAGCGCGAGATTGCTCACGAGTGATTGTAGACCGCAAAGTGTGAACATACAGGAAACGAGGTCCTGGCTCTGCACTATAAACATTGGAGCAAACGGGCGGCGACTAGGATGGAATCCCTTTTGAGGGAGGAAAAATTAGATCGTATTAAAGTGTTCTTTACGAACAGACAGTCTAAGTAGTTTAGAATGCTTTAATACACACATTCCAAAGAGTGTGTTTCGGAGGATGTTCCCCATTGCCGGCTGTAACCCGGTAGGCATATTAAGTGGGGTGGCGCCAAGTGGTTCGATTCCATCATCCTCCACCAAATTATACTGTCGTCGTCTAGTGGCTAGGACGCTACCCTTTCAAGGTGGAGAAGCGGGATCGATACCCGTCGACAGTACCAATATGCCGTAGTAGCTCTCTGGGAGGGTAACTCGTTGTCTGCGAGACTTAGGTGGGTTCGATTCCCATCTACGGCGCCAATTTTATTGTCCGAGAGCAAGCATGGTGTAGGCGCTTCGCTGTTAACGAAGAATGAGCTAGGTTCGATCCCTAGTCGGACAGCCATTATAGAAGCACATACAGATCCGCCCTGCGGCAGGGAGATAGCGTCCGAGCGCTGAAGGACTGTTTAAATGTGCTTCTATAATGGGGGCAGTAATGGGTTACGGGTTTGCCTTGCAAGCATACTGTCTAGAAGGGTTCGATTCCCTCGGCCTCCACCAGTTTAAGGATGCGAACAGCAAATTCAAAAATTCAACTTTTAATTGAAAAATAAGCATCCTGTTTTAATAACGTTCAAGGAGAACACAATGAAGCGAAGCTCAGCTAAACTTTAGTGTCCCTTAGATCCCCGTATGGTCTAAGGTGGCACGTAAAAGATAATATCAATACGAACACCCATGCTAAACTTTAGTGGCGAAGTAACCGGCTCTTAACCGGAGGAACCGAGTTCGATTCTCGGAGCATGGACCATATGGGGGTGAAACTTTAAGGTGAAGTAACTGGCTTTTAACCAGTAAAACTCGGATCGTTCCCGAGCACCCCTACCATATAAAAACACATTAGGACTGGTCATAGACCATTGCGGGTATAGTGCCTTCCTCGCCGGGGACTTGAGTGTGTTTCTATATGGTAAAGTAGCATAATGGTGGTGCAACACCTTCATACGGTGCCCGGTGTGAGTTCGAATCTCACCTTTACCACCAAACAAGGGGCGTGAGATAATATCAAGACGATCGTCGCTGGAGCACCTACCCAGCACAAATTTTTGCCCGTTAGCTCAATGGCTAGAGCAGTCGACTGATAATCGACCGACACAAGTTCGATTCTTGTACAGGCAACCAGTTTTATTCCCGGATAGTGTAGTGGTAACACAACAGACTTTGACTCTGCTATTGTAGGTTCGATTCCTACTCCGGGTGCCAATGTTAGACTTATTAGGTGTGGCTATGTTGTAATGGTAGCAACCTAGACTGTGACTCTGGTAGTTCGGGTTCAAATCCCGATAGTCACCCCTAATAAGTTTATGCAACTTTAGCTGATGTGGTCATAGCGGCGGTCTGAAGAACCGTTGAACCAGGTTCGATCCCTGGAGGTTGCACCAAGTTTTGTAAGTGTCAGCAAGAGAAAGACTCGCTAGAAGGCTTCTTCGAAGAGCCAACTAATGTTAAAGAAGGACGGGTTCGAGTCCCGTAAACGCTACGGAGCACCTTTGTCAAGTATCCCAAGTGACGTATCCTGACCCTGCCGGCTTTGTATCAAGGGAAAATGGTTGCGATGAGAGGGGCGCAACTACTTACAAATTCAACATGCGTCTGTAGTATAATGGATAATACTCTAGGCTACGAACTTAGTAATGGTGGTTCGATTCCATCCAGACGCACCAGACAGACCCCGCCTTGTAGATTGTGCGTTATCAATCTGCATTTTAAAACACATTAAAGACGTATAACGCGATGCCCTTTGACGGCTAGGATAGTGTGTTTTAAAATTTCGCCCTTTTAGTATAATGGTATTACACCTGTTTTGTAATCAGGTTACGGCAGTTCGATTCTGTCATGGGGCACCAAAAGTTTGCGCGGGTAGGGCGGCCACCACTCCAGTCTCATAAGCTCGGAGCATCGATAGTTCGAATCTATCACCCGCATCCAATATGGAAGTATGGCTGAGCATGGCTTAAGGCAGCAGTCTTGAAAACTGAAGGCTCGAAAGGGTCCGTGGGTTCGAATCCTACTACTTCCGCCAATTATCTCTCTAAAGTGTTATCTGGTTGCATCCGCGGTTTGGGGCCGTGTGGTCCTGGTTCGAATCCAGGTAGGGAGACCAAGTTATAGTCGATTAGCTCAGAGGTAGAGCACCACGTTGACATCGTGACTGTCACTGGTTCAATCCCAGTATCGACTACCAAGTTAAGGATAGCAACAGCAAATTCAAAAAATCTTTTCTGTAAAAAAAGCCAAAAAATGCTATCCTGTTTTATTTGCCCCTGTAGCCCAATAGGTAGAGGTAGCAGACTTAAAATCTGTCGAGTGCGGGTTCGAATCTCGCCAGGGGTACC